ATAAGGTTAGAACCACCAGCTACTACTGTACTAAATCCATTACCTGTACCTCCACCACTTGAAGATATAGTAATAGTCTTAGTATTATTGTCTGTAGTTATAGTTACATTGTTTCCAGCTACTAAACTTAGTGTTTCAGATAGATTACCTGCCTGTACAGTGTCCTGACCTGAGACAACAAACCCACCAAAAGCGTACTGTTGTGAGGGTAGGTCAGTCCAAGATAGATTTCCGTAACCATCTGTTTTAAGAATTTGATTAGCGTTTCCGGTAGTTCCGTTAAGTAAAAATCTACCAGATAAAAGGTCTAAAGCACCATCTGTTGTTATTTGTACTTGTGGAGTTGAATCAGGAGCAAATATTATTTTACTTGAATTAGTTGTACCTACTACAAATGTACCGTCAGATAAAATACTCTGACCATCAAGGTACATATCATGTTCAACATCTGATATGTTTACTGTTGCATTACTTAGTTGGTAACCGTAAGGTGTACCATTGGAATCTACGTCAAATACGTGGTCGGCTGAGGAGCTCCCGCTTATCTGGCTAGTCGAACTATGAGTTACATCAGCCATTATTTATAAACTCAGAACCGAAACTTCCTCCTAACTGACGGTATATAAATTTTAGTCTTTCAATTTCTTCCATTACATTATTTACTGCATCAAGCCATTCTTCATATTCTGGGTGACCTTCGCCAAGTCTATCAACCATTAACTCAAAGTGAGCACGCTCAGCTTCAGCAATTCTTGCTAATATGTAATCTTTTTTAAATGTATCATTAACGAAACGATATTCTATTTCGTAAGGTTTTGAATCTTTTTGCTCTTCAGACATTATCCCTCCAACAATTCTACTCTAGCAGTTAAATCTGAAATCTGTGTGCTTAGTTCTTGTACAGCTTTTACTAATGGACCAACTAGCTGATAATAATTAAAGTGTGGGTGTCTATTTCCATCTACTTCAAATGCTTCACATTCTTCTACAGTATGGTGTACCCAGTTTGTTACAGTTCCATCTTCTTCTGTATATTTAAAATATGCACTACAACAATCATCTTGACAAGAATAATTACCTTCTTCACAATCTTCATCTCCACAGGTACATATTGCAGGGTGCTGACATCTATTATTAAATCTATAAGTATCTGAATTATCAACAACTAAGTAATAATCTTCCCAACCATTTGCATCTAGTATATCTTGAACATCTTCTGCTATAACACCAGTATATTTTTTATCAGAGTGTCCTTCTGTAATATAGTTAAACTGCTTTATAGGTAATGCTTCTATGAAATCTAAACCTAAACCAGTATCTGCAATATTAGTTTTTACATTTTCTGATGATGAGTTTATTAATGTTCCATAAAAATATTGACCATAAAATTCTTGTGAATACATATCAGCAAATCTTAAAGAAGATGATGTACCTATAGTTCTACTATTGTTTGAGCTGGGTTTTACAGAACCATAAATATTTATTTCATTGGCACTAAAACTTAATACAGAAGTGTGAACGTGTGTAGAAATTCCGTGGTCGTGGTCAGACCTAGCAGCACTATTGCTAGTGCCACTAGCACCAAAATTTACATTATATCTTACTCTATATGGACTACTATCAGTGCTAACAGTAGTTCCTGTACCATTATTAAAACTTACACCATAGCCAGTTAGTACATTACCTACAAGAGAATCATTAGCTTGAAATAACCATTTATTATAATTATCATAACTGTGGGTATGATTTCCATAAGCAGCTGTTGAAGATGTAGTTCCTAAATCAACATTAAAAGTACTTCCAGATAAACTAAGAGCAGTTCCAGCAGTATAAACAGTACCTGCTGATGGAGTAACCCATTCCAAGCCGTTTGATGTTCTAGTTAATACTTGACCATTGTTTCCAATACCATCGTGTACAGATAAATAAGTTGCATCTAAGTAAAGAGTGTTCATCCCAGACCTTGTGTGGAATATATCGTGTGTACCATTAGAAAAGTAAAATTCCGCTCTTTGGTCTGCATTGTTTTCTTCAGCATAAAAACCTGGATTAGAATAAGTACCATCTGTAAATATTAATGAAGGGCTTGTTGCTCCTGGAGTGCCAGAGCTATCTTGTATAGCAACCTGAGGTGCAGCTATAACTAAATCGTTAGAATTACTATTTCCATATATAGAACCAACACCAAAGCCAATAAATTGTGTATCTGATGGACTGTTGTTATTAGAAGCCTCTAAGTTTATATCAATGTCAAAATACTGTGCTATTCCTGTAGCATTATCAAGTCTCCAACCTGTATTTGTTGAAGCGTCAAAGTTATCAGACTCAATACCATCTGCGTCAATTACTATTCCACCAACAGTTCCTGCTTCAGCTTTAATTGTTCCGTCACTTTCTACATAAAACTTTGTATTAGCATCAGATTGAGCAGTACTAAATGTGTTAGAAACATTTGTTCCTATCCACATGTTTCCATTTTGGTCTACATTAAAATTTGCCATATTATCCTATGTGTATTGAGCCTGCATTTACATTTAAAGTACCAGCTATAGTTGCTCCAGACGCAACCATTGTTCCATCTGAATCTACTCTAAAGTTAGCACTACCGAATACTGAATTTCCCATAAATAATTGTCCACTGCTATTTACATTAAATGCATTGTTTCCAATATTTATTGTAGCACCAGTTATAGCACCTCTAAATGTTCCTTCATTAAATTCTACAGTACCATCAGAGTTTAAACTAAAACCTGATGAACCCGGTGTATAATCACCTTTAATGCTTGTGTTACCACCATCTAATTCTAAATTCCCTGCAGTTAGCTTTGAAGCTGATATTGTCCAGCCACCAATTTCTCCTGTAGTTGCAGTTATGTTTCCTCTTATTAAAGCATCATTAATTTCTATAAATCCATCAGGATATCCAGTATCTTGTTTCCTAATTGTCCAACCAGAACTACCTGCTGAATAGTTATCAGACTCAATGATATTACCTATCTTAGCATTAACAATTGCTGCGTCTCCTATCTTTGCAGTAGTAACAGCTAAGTCATTAATTTTTGCTTCTGTAATTGCAGCGTCAGATATGAATTGAGTAGCAATCAATTGACCAGTTGCTAATTGCTGGTCAGAAGGGTCTGATTCGTTACCTGCAATATCTACAGCAGTAAATCTAAAATAATGAGCGTCTCCATTTTCTAATGCTATTTCACCAACAACAGGAATATTATTTCTTATATTTGCAGCAGTAGCAGGTATCTTTCCTTTTGGCTCCATACCTGTAATAGAGAACCCTGTTTGTGTAGAAACATAAACATTTAAATGTTCAATGTCATTTTGTAAAGTAAAGTCAACAATACTTGCTAATGGATTACCTTGGTCATCCACTGCTCTACCTAAACTATGAACTATTTGAGTTCTTAATGTACCAGCAGCAATACTATCAGCTGGACCTGGTTTATCTGGAGCATCTCCATCAATAGCAGTTGTAATAGTGTCGCTTGTATAAAGGTTGCTATCACCATTACTATTAACAGGAGCTATTCCTACTTCATAGTTTGTTGCAAGGTCTAATCCTTCTATAGTAAATTCATTAACACCCCAATTGACTGTAAGTTGTGTATAAGGGTCTGTACTACCAGTTCTTCTATATCTAATTCTGTACATTACACCATTTTGTATAATTGTTCCATCAACATTTAACGGTGTATCCCAAGTAGCTTTTATTATTGCTCTAGAAACACCTAACGCATCTTCTTGGAATCCAGATACTAAAGCTAAGTTGCTAACAGATTGTGGTTGGTTAAATTTATCACCTAAAGTAATACCACTTGTTACCTGACTAAATCTTAAATCATCACCAAGTCTCAATGGCAAGTCTCCAACTTCTAATTGTGTTCCTGCACCTTCCCATTGTACGTAAGGAGTTAAATCAACATATTCTACTAAGTTATACCTAGAAGAACGTAATCTTCTTAAATACACACCGTATCCTTCTTGTACAGGCCAAGTTATTGAAGTAACTCTAATTTTTTCTGGATTAATATACTCACCTTGATAAGAAACTTCATACTTAGAATTTCTTTCAGGGTCTTCTGCAACTTTATCATCAGTGTCTTCAAATCCTAAATCTGGGTCATAAACAAATATATTATCCCCTACTTCAAAGTCTCCTTGTATATCGTAAAAATCTAAATCTAAATTTATATTTCTTTTTGTTCTTTTTAATTCATTTAAGAAAGCAATAGCTCTTTCTTCTCTGGTCATATACGCATGGTCAGGCTCAGTTACATAAATAGCTCTTTCTAATTCCTCACCATTTAAACCTCTGTATGGATTCTTGTCGTCAATAACATCTAATGCATCATACTGTTTTCCATCTCCATAATCAGAAATGTACTCAACAATAGAAACATACTCTGAAGCATCAAAAGATGACTTGATAGCAGATGGATTCAAACCAGTTATTGAAGGGTCATCTCCACTATTTTGTCTAACTACAATTACAGTAGGGTCTTCTGCGTGACCTGAAAATAAGTTTTCTCTAGGCCCCATATCAATTAAAAGCTTGCCTTGATTTGTTCCACCAGGAATAGGTCTATCTGTATCATCAGAACTATCACCAATTCTTAGTCTGTATTCTACATCTAATTGGGTAGCAGCTTTATCTAAAGCACTTTTAACAGTTTCTATATGATGCTTACCATAATAAGCATTTGTTGTGTCTTCAATAACAGGAGCACTCGTAGGAACTGTAAATGTTGCAGTTCCACCACTATCTATATTTACTTGACCTTCACCTTTAGTCCATTTTAAACCATCTATGTAGCCATAAAAGTAGTCAGCAGTTTGTGATTTACCTATAGATAAATCCATTCCATCAGGAGAAAAAGTTTTTAAATCAGGAGTTGGAGATTTTATATTTTTATCACTCTGCCATGTTTCAACCATTGTTCCGTTTTTAAAAGTGTAAAAATTTATACCCTTTCTTACTATTGCAAAATGATTCCATTGTCCGTAATCTATTGTTCCAAGTGATTTACCATCTGCAATGTCATAAGCTGATGTAACACCATTTTCTACAGCAGTATTTGATATTGATGACCTTATATAAACTTTTGAATTAGCTCCACCATTTTCATTTAACCCAATTATGAATGATGGTATTCCATTGTGTGTTGTAGAAGCTACTACAGGCCCATGTCTTGTTGCACTTCTTGGGTTTGTTCCAGTAGCAGTTTTACCATGAAAGTATGAATTTTCATCCTGCCAGTATTGAGAATATATAGATTGATAAGTTGCATTAAGTTTATAGAAATCTTCGCTACCTGCGTCTGTATCGTATATAGACCTATCACCTGCATAGTATTCAGGATAATCATCACTATCCCATCCTGAAGCTGTCCAAAAATCTACTGTTGGTCTTGACATAATATCATCTATTATGTCTTCAATTGTTGTAGATGAGGAAATTACATATGTTCCACCAGACTGACTTAAAACTTGGTAATTACTTGTATTACCTGTAGAACGACCATCAGGTGTTTTAGCTGTTGTATATTCTGGTTTATTTAAAAACTCGGTTGGTATATCTGCACCAGAATACCAATTTGAATCGTTCTTTGCATCCAAATTTCCTAAAGAATGAGTTGTATCAGTTTTGTCATTTTTTAATAGTCTATTTATATGTCTTTGATATCTATCAGCCATTCCTGAAGATATATGATATCCACCTAAGTCATTTCTTACTGATGCAAAAAAAATTAAAGAAGCTGCTATATCAGAATATTCATTATCTAAATCAGATACGCTACTTACACCTGTTCCATCTTTTTGTTTATAAAAATAAGCAAAAAGGCTCTTAGAAAATCCTGCACCACCACGATGATATGCTATTGCACACATAATTTCAAAATGAGTTTGAGCTAATGCAGTATCGTAAGGAAAAGCATCTTCGTACCCTGTCATCGCATTTTTAACAGAGTCTATGTATCCACCACTTCTAGTAAATAACCACTTTGCTTGCTCTCTAGCTAATGAATAGCTAAATCTCATATTGCTATTTGATGAATCATCACCAGTGTATTTAAATGGCAAATCTTTACCAGTTTGTAAAGTTCCATTATTATCTAGCCAATATCCACCATTGTTATTAACTAAACTTGAACTAAATGAAGCTGGGAATGTATAAACAGTCCCGTTAATATCTATACCATCTGTATAAAAGTTTTTAAAGAAATCATCTTCTGTAATACCATAGGGATGAAAAGTAGCTCCAAAACCTACAGTAAGAGTACCAGTTGGTTTACCATGAACATCTGGATTATAAGGAACTCTAGAACCTGAAACACCAGTATTAGAACTTCTATAGTTTTGTCTTGTTTGATATAGCCTAGAACCTGTTGAAAACTGTGTTGAGTTGTAAGGGTCTAGTCTGTGATAATAAACACCATTAGCATTGTTTGTAGAATCAAATAAATCATCATCTATGCTTAGAGCTTCTGCTGTAGCTTTGCTAATTACTAATGGATATTTGTCATCATAAATATATGGAACAAATCCTTCATCAGGATACATTACATTATCTATAAAACTATTGTCAACTGTTGCGTTTGCTAAATCAAATTGAGGCATATTATCACGGCGTTAACCTGTACTCCCACCACTCTATTGTAAAATCTTCTGAATGAAGTGTAAACTCTGGTTTATAGTCAACTGTTAAATGAGAGTTAACATCAGTTAATTTAAGGCTGGTGTTTCCAAACTTTGCTTGGTCTGTAGATATTTCAGCACCTTGATGAAATGTAACTTCATGTTTTCTATTAGTTTCATCAGTAGTTGTTTTATCTCCATCACTACCTTCAAAGTTTAATAATAAGTCAGTTTCTTCAACAGTTTTTTCGTATATATTACCAGGCCATATACCTCTTAAATTACCATTATCATTTCTTCTAATAATTCCATAAGGTGCTCCATCATCATTATTTACAAAATATTCTAAAGACACACCTGTATAATCTCTTGGAGCAGTAGAAGCACCTGCGTCAGTAACTGGCATACCTTTGTTTTCATCATCACCTAGGTAAAAATTAAGACCAGCACCTTCAATATAAGCTGACTCTGGCTCTAGAGATAATGTTCTAATTACACCTACGTATTCAGAACTGGGCAAAATAACTTTATCAATTCTATCTGCTGCTTCTACTTCGTTATTAGTAATAACTATTTGGTCGAAAGGTTGTATTGCGTTTAATATTGAATTAGGTACTAAAGATAAATCTAATGCAACATTGAATGACCCTTGAGCCATTAATTTTTCTGTAACAGCCATTATGCTTTAATTAACCTTTGTGCTTCGTTTACATTATCTATGTATTGATTGTATATTGAAGCAGCATCATCAATATCAGATGGTTGACCAGTATCTGCGTCTCTTAATATATATCCTATAAAGAATGGAAATGTTGCTCCACCAACTGCTCTTTTTATTATTCCATTCTCTGTTAAATTTGTGTCTGTAGACAGCGATGCAGTACTTCCTAAAATCCATGAGTTGTTATCTTCTGGTGAAGCAGTTCCATCTATTATGTAACCACTAGAAATAGTAGAATCATCAGCTGCGGTAGAAGGTGCAGTGTATAATCCAAAGTTAACTGGTGTACCCGCTGTGTAATAGTTTGAAATAACAGATACAAAATGTGAGCCTCTACGCAAGGCAAAGTCAACAGTTAGTCTACCTGACTTATCTGTATTTAAATAAGTAGTACATCTTACGATTGCTACTTCAGGTCTATTTACAAGTATTTGTACTCTTCTCCAACCTGAAAAGTCATCACCTTGTTGGTTTCCTGAAGTTATTTGACCAGAACTAAATATCCATTCTTGTTCTGTTGCATATTGTGTATCGTCATATATGAGAGTGTTTACTGTTGCTTTAGAGGTGCTAACTCCTAGTTTTAATTTAATTAATCCATTTTCTAATATTAAAGAATCCCCAACTTGCCAGTTGTTAGCATCTTTGCCACACATAACACTATTAACAGTTGAGGTAATACCTGCGTTTGTTTTTTGTGGATGAGTACCTATAGATATCTGACAACATCCTTTGTAATAATCCTCAATATCTACTACATATTGAGCATTATTATTTCTAAGTTGTTCGTCTGTTTTTACATATAAATTAACTGAAGCAAATTCATTATCAGAAGTTAAATCTTTGCATACTCTTATATCTGATTCAGGTTCACCATTATGTATATAAGCGTAATGACCTGCTGGAGGTGCATGAAATTGTTGAGTAGTAGAACTAGAAACGTTAAAGTCATTTTCTAACAAAGAACCTGTAAGTCTAGATTCAAACATAACATCTCCCTCTCTTCCTACATACTCCATATCTATGCTGTATTCAAAACTACCTAACAAATATTTACTAACGTTTACACTTGCGCTGTTTATTTTTACATAACCATTAAGACTTGAATCTCCATCATATCTAAATGGAACATGTTCATCCATTCTTGCCATAGACTGAAGTTGGTCTCTAATATACTTTAAGTGGTCTAATTCATTTTCTACACCACCTAATGTACCTGATATAGATAATGACTTACCATCAGATGAAGAACTATGATTTAATGTTGCGGGTGATGTTATTGATAATCTTCCTATATGAACTTGATACATTATGTTCTCCTTATATTGCCACCAACACTACCTTCTCTATCAAGTCTTGAAAGAGCTTTACTTATTTGTATAGCAGCTTTTCTAGCTTGTGAAGGGTCTGCTGGTACTCCTGTAACATTTACTGATAAATGTTCTACTATAGTATTATTACCACGTCCACCTTGAGTTAGTGGTTTTACTAAGAAACCAGAACCAGGAACAAATCTTACTTCTTCAGGTCCGTACTCTCCAACAAGTGCTCTTCTCATTAAATTATCTCTTCCACCCATAGCATACTTCTTAGGAGTAATATGTGTCATGTCAGGTACTCTTCCACCCATCTTAAATCCTTTAATTCTACCTCCAAACTTGTAACCTCCGGTATCTTGACCTAATGGAGCAAAAGCAGAGCCAGTTCCAAATAGCAACTCATTCAAATATGAAGGTAAATTACCACCAGGAATATTTGAACTATTTATGTTTACTACTGTGTTCCTTCCAGGAGTTCCAGGACCCGTACCGTCTTTGTCATCATCATTAAAAAATTCTTCTACTATAGGTCCACTTCTACGATTAGCTAATGCTTCCATTTGAGAATTTAGTATTTTCATATATTCATACTCTTGCATTCCTCTAAGACCCAGAACCATAAGTTCTTTACTTAAACCTTTAGATATATCTTCCGCGTTAGTTATAGAAAAACCAAGTTCTCCAGTATCAGTTTCTACTGTACCTATACCCATCATATTTAAGAAATCAATCATAGCTTGACCATATGATGCGTTATTTAATATGTTTCCTTGTCTGTTTACTCTAGCTTTTTGAAACTGCGAATCTTTAAAAAACTTAGAATACTTATCAATGTTAGATAAGTCGCTAACTTCATTACCATCACTACCACCTAGTGCATTGTAAGCTTCCATTAATATTGGGTAAGCGTCTAAATTTGTTAGACCCATTCTCATTAATTGAGAAAAACCTCTACCTTCCATACCTGAACCAGTAAGAGCTGCTTGCATTGCTGTTTGATACACGTTTCTAAAACCTGATACACCACCTGCATCTAACAATTCATCCATTTCTCTTGCAAATAGTAAGTCTGCAAGGTCCTGTGTTACATCACTAATTTGTGTTTTCAAAGAACTAAAATCAAATGTTCCTTCTTTTGTTAAATTATTGATTAATCCAAATAATGTTTCAACTCTTGTGTTTACAGAACCAAATGCACCTTCAAGAGCACCTATTTCGTCAACATATTCAGGAGCATTTTCTTTAAAGTTTGCATAAGCTGCATCAACAGATAAAACACCTTCAGCAACTCTTTCTTCAGCTTCTGCAATTCCATTAGCACCTGCTTGTACATCTAATGATATAAGTTTTTGCTCATCTAATAATTGTATATATGCATCTCTAGCAGCTACTAGCTCTGGAGATATTTCTAATATTTCTTTTTCATATTCTGCTTTTTGTTCTAAAGCATTAGAGTATTCAAGTAAAAATAATTCTTTTTCTGTTTCTGATTTAAACTCCCCTTTCATTTCACGAAGTTCATCTCTAGCAGCGTCTACCTCTAAAGCACTAACTATTCCTAAATTAAACATTCTTCCAAGTTCAGCAACTTCTTTTTCTTTAGCTTGAATATCTAATTGTTCTCTAGCTGTGTAGTCTTTATCTAATCTACGCTTTCTTTCTGTTAAATCTAGTTCTCTCTGTAAAAGACCAATACGTTCTTGGACTGTGATGTTACCAGCCATTCCAGTAACTTCTAACTTCATAAGTTTTTCTTTTTGCTTTTCTAATCTTTCAGATAAAGAAGCTTCTCTACGTAATACAGCAGCATAATCTTGTTTTGCTTTAACTAATGCTCTAGCTTGGTCTGTTTGAGCTCTTTCTGCTCTTGTAACTTGTGTGATTATTGCAAAAGCCTCTTGCATTCTAGAGTTTGCTTGTTGATAGGATTTAGCTAACTTTTCTGCAAACATATCTAAGTTTTGCATCATAGTCGTTCCTAAACTTGATAAGAAACCTTGTGTTAAAAAGTCGTTAGTTAGATATTGACTATTTCCTGATATTTTTCCTGCTAATTCTTCATAAGATACATTTGTTCCTTTATAACTACCTTTCATGTCTGGTAGTTCGAAGTCAGCTACAGAATCATTAATAACTGCTGCAAAAGTATCTTTAAGTTTTAACTTACCATTTTCTATACCTACTATTACACCATCTATTAATGGTTCACCAATGTGCTTTGCAGTAAATCTTGAAGGAGAGAATATTCCATACAATGTAAATACATTGTTAAAAGCGTTGTCTAATACTTCTACGAACATATCTGTTATTTCTTCAGAGTTTTCTTCTATACCTTTGACAATACCCATAACAGAAGCTTCACCCATAAAGTATCCCATTTCTTCGAGTCTTTCTTTTTCGGCATCTTCTGCTTCTTCAGGAACTATTTCAGAAACATAATCGCTACCACCAAGACCTCTTAAATACATTTCCTGTGCAGAAGCAAGTGCTGGATTTGATAAATATGTTTGTGCCATATCTAATCCACCTACACCAACTTTTGCAAGTTCAGCAGCTAATACTGGTTTACCAAAAGCTCCCAATGCAGTTAATGTTTTTTCAAACTTAGCTTGTGCTGCACTTTTTTTAATTGTGTTTAGTAACACATCTAAAGCAGTCATGTCTTGAAATGCATCATCAGGTAATGGAGCTGTCAAATTAACTAATGATTTTCTCGCGTCTGTAAATGCTTTGTCTAATCTTGCTGCAAGTTGTATAGCAGCATTCTCAGTAATTCCCAATTCTTTCTTTAGTTCATCAGAAGCTAGCTTGTTATCTTTAGTAAACTTGTCATAAGTTTTTGTATATAATTCAACAATTCTTTGGTAGTTATTTCCTGCCCTTTTAATTTCTTCTTCTGTAACAATTCCAGTATCTCTGAAATCTTCTAATCTAGCTACTAAGAATTTCTTAATTTCTCTACCAAGACCAGAACCTGGTCCTAATGTATTTTTAAAGTTAGCTTCAATATTTTCTAAACTTGTACCAACAATACCTTCAGCTGTTGATATTGCTTTTGCTATATCAAAAACAAATTGTGCTACATCTTGGTCTGTGTATTCTTCACCGAAGATATCTCTAAATGTATTAAACATATTTTTGAGCTGTTCCATAGCACTTTGACCCGGAGTAAAATCAAATTGTTTTAAATCGCCCATAATGTATTTAAGAATACCTTCATCTCCTAATCCAAGTTTTTTACCCCAATTCATTAAGTCATTTGAAAGCTCTCCTAAAACATTTGGGTCATTAAGATTATCTAATCCTGTCATTGCGAATATTTCTTTAGAGCCTATTCTTTTATCAGAAGACTCTTGTAAAGCTATAAGCATTCCTGATGAAACTCCACTAAATAAATCTGATGGTATGTATATATCTTTATATCCACTTGCATCTATTGTGGTATCGCTAAACAATAAACTATCCATAAGTTCTTGTATAGTAGGAAGCTTTCCTCCTGTTCTTTTTAGATTTTCTGGGTCTACTGCATTAAGTATTACATTTCCTACAGCAGTACCAATGTCTTGTCTGATATCTGCTTCAGATTTTTTGAAAGCTATAGCTTCTTGTTTAATTAATGATTCTAAGTAACCACCTTGATTTTTACTTTCTCTACCTGCTCTTGCGATAATTATGTTTTCTACAAACGATTGACCTAACTCTGCTGCTAGTTCTCTTCTAGCTTTTTGATTAGCAGCTTCAAGTTGTTCTATTTTTTTGAGCGCATTTTCTAATACTGCTTTATCTGTTATTTCATCTAATACTCCACCAGATTGTAACTGGTCAAGTTTTAATTGATTCATGTAAAGTTCATTTAGTTTTTCTGATGCTTCTGATAAAGCAGCTGAATATTCTTCAACACCTCTAGCAGCTGCACCAAACTTTCCAACTAATTTGAATATACCTTGTATTGCTACTGTGTATATAAGCATCTTACCAAGAGCTTTAACAGTTCCCATAACAGCATTTGTAAACCTACCCAAGCCTGCTCTACCTTTGTCAACAGCTTCTAAGAATTGAAGTTCTGATGCAGTTGCTTCTCCAGTATTTTTAACTTTCTCTTGTAACGAAGCTACTACATCATTGAATGCTTTACTTTGTCCCTGTAATGCAGATTTTCTTAATCTAGCTCTATCAAGTCTTCCCATATTACCAAAATCTAACTGGTCTCCGTATAGAGCTTCTATTTGTTTGTCTAGTACTTGATTAAATCCCTTACCCTTACCTCTAGCAGCACCCATGAATGCATTTAAATCATTTAATAATGTTTTTCTTCTTAAAAATTGTTGATTAGTAACATTTATTCTTTCTGCAAAAGATTTTTCATCGATAGACAATTTTGATTGGACTTTTCTTAATTTTAATATTGCAGCGCTTTGTCCTTTTAGTAATTGAAGTTTAAGTTTACCCATTTTGGTAGGAGCAAATCTTCTAAATCCTCCACGCATTTTTTCTTCTCCAAGTGTCATAAATGGGTCATTAGATACTGATAATTCTTGTAAAGCTAATTGTTCAGCAGTTGCTTTTGCATAAGCTCCTATCCCAAATGCATCAGCAGTAGCGTTATTTCTCAGACCAGGACTTACAAGTTGGTTTTGTATTTCTTGTACTTTTGCTGCATAGTTAGAAAGACCATATAATTCTTTAGGAATATTTCCACCATAAATTAATGAAGTTACAGCAGGATTTGCTAGTGTCTCCATTAAACGCATCTGGTACTTTCCAGGCATTAACCTTTCCATCAATCCAGATGGACCTAGTGTATTAAATGGTAATCCTATGTCTCCTTTGAACATTCTTGTTTTTGTAGCATATGCAGCTACGCTGGCACCTTCAGCACTAACAGCTGTTAATGAAGCGACTTCACCTAAAGATGATTTCAATAAGGCTGCAGCACCTTGAGCTCTTTCCAAGCTAGCAGCAAGTATTCCACCTTCTGTAGCAGAAGAAGTTAATGATATTTTTACTCCTCTTAATATAGAATAAGCTACTCCAAGAACACCTAATCCTCCAGAAAATTTAGCAAATAATGTAGTTGCAGCTTTTGTTGTTGCGAATAAAAAGTTGTTTAAATCTTTTACAATGTTTTTAGCACCATCTAAATTATCTAGCCCAAAATCTATAAATTCTGCTTTTACTAAATTTTTTCCTCTTTGTAGTTCAGAGAATAATGTTTCATATCTTCTCTCAGCTTCTTCTGTTAATGCATTGTTTTCTAAGTATGCTTCATTAGCAGTATTTAATGCATCATATAAAGTATCGTTTGCTTTTGCTAAAGCTAGTATTGCTTTTTGTGTTCTTACCTGACCCAATCCCATTTTTTGTAGTACAGATATGTTTGTAAGACCTACGCTAGAAGTATCTTCTAATCCTTTTATAAATGCTGCTACTGCTTGTGATGAATCTAATTTAAATAACTGTTCAAATGCAGGAACAGACATTCTTGCAACTTTAGCAAACATTTCAAGATTGTCTCCACCCTGAGCAATTGCTTCAGACATTTCAGACATTAATCTTACAATTGCTGTAGCACCTGCTTGTGACGGCTGACCTATAGCTTTAAGTGCAGTTGAAAATGCTAAAGCGTCAACTGCTGCATTATTCATTTCACCTTGTATCTGAGCTGTAGAAGTTGCAATTTGTAATGCTGCTGTAACTATTTCAGATTCTTGAGCAGCAAAGTTGTTACCTAATGCAACAAGTGACGAACCTAAGTTATCTAGTTCTGAAGTTGCTGTGCCAGTTATTTCTTGAAGTCTTGACATAGCCATAGCTGCATTTTCTGCGGATAGGTTTGTTGCTATTGTAAGTTTTTGTATTGTATCTGTGAAGCTAACAATATCTTTAGCAGCTACACCTAACTGTCCACCAATTGCAGCAATCTCTGTTACTGTATCTGTGGTTGCTGGAGAAAGTTTAGTTAAATCTCTTAATTTTTTAGATATGGAATCTAAAGATTTTTCTACTTGTTTTGAGTCACCAGCTATATCTAATGTTTTCTTTACTCTAACAAATTGTTCTTCAAAGCTAGCTGCGGCACCAACACCAGCTGCAAATGATGCAGCAATAGTAGCACCAACCATCATAAAGTTAGTTTGAGCACTAGCAGCAATAGCATTAACTTTTGCTAGCTTGGTTTTCATTCCATTGAATGATTGAGCTATCTCACTATTTGCTTTTCTTAGAGAAGCTTTATCGTAACCAGCTTCGATTACTGCACGTACTTTAAATGCGTCTATTGATGCCATATATTACTCGTCTTTAGAAATGTCATTAAGGGTTGTTCTACTACCTAGCCCATCCGACTGGGCAATAAAATCGTCTAATGATATCCTACTACGCATCCTTCCAGTTCTGTTGGCTTTCCGGTCGTATTCTTGTTTAGTATTTCTTATATTATTAGGTGCACTTTCTGTTTCATCATTATCAGAATCCAAGAATGCAGAATAATAAGGTGACAAAAATAATGATTTGTCAAATGGCAACCCACCAATTAATACCATAAATCTTCTCCATGATATATTTAATGGATTATCTATTTTGTACCAGCGAAGGAAGTCAGCTTCTATACTAGACCAACGTTCTAGTATTTCGTGTAAGCTAAATGTTATGCTTTTGGGTCAGCTTCACCTTCCGCATCTACCTCAGCACTTTCTTCATCAGAAATATTGTATGCTTCAAGTAGGAATTGAAGTAGTTCATCTAATTGAGGCCATGTAGCACCTGCGTCTAACATTTCCTCTAGATTATCTTTACCAACTAATGATTCTAACCATAATGGTAGATTGTTAGCTTCCATACCACCATTAGAATCCATTAATTTCATTTGGGTAAGAACTACTCTTGCTGGTAGCTGACCAGGAAGTTCATATTGTTTTCCTGCTATTACGAATTTAACTTTTTCATTGTCAGCTTCAGATAAAGCTGCATCAAAGTCTTTAAATTTTTTGTCGTCCATACCGACCTTTATCTCCTATATGTAAATTAATACTTATATCAACTATTAGTTGACATCAAATTCTGTTGAGTCGCCTGTGTTATCAACAATGATGAAGAGGTGTTTTTTACCACCTGTAGCTCCAACATTTAATGTATCATCAGGGACTAACAACTTAAACTCAGTTGCTATAACCACTTTTTGTGGTGCTTTAGCGTGTGACATTGAGAAAGCTCCAACTGATACCATTCTAGGCATATGTATTTGCCTATCAGCACCTGCTGGACCCTCAAGTATTAACAATCCAGCTAATTCGCTGAATGAGTCAGTAATTGGGGCTTTTATTACATCATAATCTGTTGTAAATAAAGTACTGTCCTCGTCGACATAAGTGTCGAGTTGTCCCATAGCTATTGACAAGTTTTTAAGTGATGCCTGTGATAGCTCACCCATTAACCTTGCTTCCTGAGCAGTTTTAATTGTCTTAATTGGGTCTACTTCTTCTGCGACTAAAATGTCTTCAAAAGTTCTGTCCATTTCAAGAGTCCAACCATCTTCGGAATATCCGATGTCTCTCCAGTTTGCTGATGCTACAGCTGGTGTTTGAAAAGCACCTGCTCCGTCATCAGCTGGGAAAGCTACGTTAGCTCTATCTCCGACATAAAGTACACCAGTACCGATTAATACTTCGTTAATCGTACCATTAGTATAAGTTGCCATTTAACTTCTCCTGCTATTCTTCTTCTAGTATATCTTCGAAGATATCCTCATTTGAGGAATCTACAGTGTCGTATCCAATGTTGGAATCAGCTTCATTGTCTTCCACTGAATCCTCATCAACGATAAAGATGTTCATGTTATTTTTTAACAATCTTTCTCCATCTTTGACATCAACCTCTACCCATTCTTTGCTAGTGAATTTAATACCTGTTACGGTATCACGCACAACATCAGCCTTTGTAAACAAGGGACTGACTTTTATCTTCATTGTTTTTTTAGCAAACATAATACTTAAATGGTATATGATTGTTTAGAAATATGTGGTATTTATAAAAATTAAACTGCTCTATAAGTCATACCAACTGAAAAGTCATATCTACCTAAACCAGTAGAAACTTCATCTATTCTTGTTGGCATTTGAAGAATGTCTATTCCGTATATTTTAGCTCTAGTACTTGAATCATCTGTAGTAATATATTCGTTTTCCATATTGAAACATTCTTGTATTACAGCGTTTGCCAATTGCATTGCTCCACCATAATCAGGGTTTGCTTTAGTATCATCTCCACCCCATTGTCCTGCATAAGCAATAATTGGAAATATTGCAGATTGTATATGTACTTGTGAAGTAGGTCTTACTAAAATACCACCTGCTCTAATAAATACTAGGAATGGTAATTCAGCATCTCTTGGTAATCTTGTTGCTATTCTATTGTCTACCAAGTCTGTAATACCAGTTTTGGTTGTTAAAAATTTTCTGAATATAATTTCAGCGTCTGGTGGTACGGGTTGTCCTGTAGTTGGCATGTACTAATTATATATATAAATAACTATTGTTTTGTTATTTAACCACGAGGCCATGGACTATATTCTATTGGGTTTGGTCCTTGATTCCAGAACCTTCCAGCAAGAGCTCTAGAAAGATATTCTTCAGACCTTGCAGGTGATGTAGCATGCATTTTTAACAGTTTTGCTATTTCATTAAAGTCATTTGTGCTCAAAGTTGGTATTGCACCATGATTTGTTTCAATAAAATTTTTAAAGTTAAAACCTAACATATGTAAAGCTCTAACTAATTTATGATATTCAGGTGGGAGTTCTCTAAATTTATTTGCATCTTCTACTTTTCTACTAGCTAAAAAATTAGTTACTCTCACAGCTTTACCTCCACTTTGTCCCCCTGTTGGAACAGAAGCGTACCACATTTGCTCCACAAATTTAGCCAATTCGTTTGTTCTACCCATTACTGCAGATGATTGTCCTCTTGCGGCAGATAAAGCAAGTAAATCACTGTAAACAGTTTCATCGCTTACTGTTCTAGCTGTTTTTCTTAAACTTTTAAAATACTCTTGTGCTACTTCTCTATGGCTAGCTACTCCGTATTTTGCTAGTCTAAGTACATGTGTAAAGGTTTTACCTCTATTGTATATTGGACCCATCCCTCTCATTACTGATTCACTTGAAGGGAAAGGGTCTCTTAATGCATCAACAACTACTTTTTCTAAACCCTGGTCAACACCAACTTCAATTCCATTTTTAAATTTACCTTTTAACTCAGGTCCGCTTTCAAAATTATTGTTATTTGAATCTGCTAGCATTCTTTTTATAGATAATATTTTTTCTTTATTACCTCTATCACCTGGATGTGCATTATTAACCAATGCTTGAATTTGAGCATCTAAACCTGCCTGACTATAAATATTGTCAAATGTTAAATCAGCAGGGTCCATTCCTAAATCTCTGAAAGCTTTATTTCCGTGAATACCATATTTTGGGTCTGCAGCAAAGTTACTTTTGTTTCTCCACTCTTCACTATAGAATTCCATTAAGGCAGCTTCTTTAGCGCTAAAGTCTCCTTCATTAGCTAACACTTTAACTACATTATTTGATGCATCTTTAGCTACCAATTTAATACCATCTTCGTCAGGTATAAGTTGAACATTAGAAGAGTTAATTAAATCTAAATCTAATTTTCCATCAGATTGGTAAAAAACATCTGCAATTTCTTCAGTTAATAACTTAGTTTCACCCATTCTGTTTCTTATTGAACTTGCATTTTTAGTTGCATTTAATTTACAATATTTAACAGTTAATGCTACTTGTCTTAAAAATGCTCTAAATGGTAGTTCACTTCCTGTTTCAGAAAGACCTAAATGGTTTAAGATTGCTTTATTCAGACTCCTCATAAATACTTCAGCGTTTTCTCTAGCATATTGTCTTATTTGTCTTTCCAACATTTCACCTTTTGCTGTTCCTTTTAATGAGGATATTATTCCAGCTAGTTCTGATTGGTAAGCTTGATATGTATAAACTTGTATTTCTCTTGCTACACCCGCATCATTTAAGAAAGCTTTTTTAAACATATTTGTTGGATGTGCAGGACTATTCAAAGGTATCTTTTTACCTCCAAGAGTATGCATAGGACCATCAATATTCTTTAAACCAAAAACTTCAGCTACTCCTTCAACGTCACCATCTATAATTTTTCTTATGACCGGGTCTTCACTTGGATTTAATTCCCAATCTAATCTGTAATCAAAACCAGTGTCAACTTGTCCAGCTGTTCTTGACTGCTGTACCATATGTCTAAGTTGACCTGGACTTAATCCTGTAAATTCAGAAAATGCATTCCAATTAACGCTATTTTTAGCTGTATTAAATCTTTTAGTACCACCACCGTATCTATTTACTTCTACAGTGTCATGAGCTAACTCAGTAAATATGTTTTGAAGTTTGTTTAATTGATTGTTTAATAAAGGTACTACAGGCATTTCTCCATATACATCCATACCTGTTGCTAAGTTTCTATATTTAGTTGTATACAATCTTCCAACATTATTATTACCAGTTCCATAAGAGTGAGTTATTCCATGTATAGAATTCCTATCTCCTAATGGGTCAGATAATTTACCAATATACTTTCTGCTACCAGCACTGTAATAACCTAAATTTGCTGAGTTCATTGTAAAGTTTGAAGCTACTTTATCACCAGTAATTCCTAAGTTTCCTCTAGTAACATCATCCATAGAAGTAAACAAATCTCCACCACTCATATTTCCAAATTGACCAGTATTTCTAAATAAGGCTAAAGATTTCTGTGAAGCAATTCTTGCCTCTGCACTATTAAAACTAGAGTTGGTTCTAGCACCATCTTTAAATACTTGTGTTAAATCTTTTTCTAATTTTGCTAAACGATTTTTACCCTGTCTCATATCTTCTTTAATTTGTTTTACGTCAAATCTAGTTCTACTTCTATTGGGACCATCACCTTTTAAATCCAAAGGACTTATAGCTCCTGAACCAGAAATTTTTGCTGCAAAATCCATACCGTCGACATTGCTTCTAAACTCTGTTCCTTTGTCCCATATTCCTAAGTATGCAGCTGATTTAGTACCTGCTATACCCATAAAGTGAGAAGGTAAGAAAAACATACCATCAGTTCTTTTTTCTATTTGCATGTTTTTATCGTGAGCAAATCCGCCATATTCTATCTGAGCTATATCTCTAATAGCGTCAGCTGTTTTAGAGTTTTTATTACTACCACCAGCAGAAACTGAAAATCTAAACAAGTATGGAGTTCCGTCATTTTCATTTCTACCGAATCTATCCATATCATGCATATGTATAGATTTTCTGATTTGCCCTCTAGTTGGTACATAGTTGTGACTATTTTTTAAAGCAGTAGATTTTCCCTGAAAGCTAGTTTTGCCTTCATGAAATACTGAACCTCCATATGTTGTACCTGTCATATTTTCAATAAGGTTAGACCTTTTACCATTATCTAACATAGCTTTTTCAATTTTTCTAGTAAGACTACCTTTATCTGTACTTACTGTTGCTCCTGTTAATTCATTTAAAATACTACCCATACCTATTAGCTTTAAATTGTTTGCAAATTCGCTGTGCATTCTTGTTAATTTATTCATCCACCATTGTTCGGGTTTTCCATAAACTTTTCCTGTTTTTTTAAATTGTCTATGAACACTACCGGTCAAATGTAATTTTTTAAATTTACCATTAGGAGCTAATTCAACAGACATACCTTTTACATTTCCAGATAAAAAGTCTTCATATGAAAAATACCTATCTCTATTAGGTTCTTTTACAGTCGAATGAAAACCAGAACCACCACCAGTGACATCTCCCACACCCAATTTGTTAAAATATTTTTTTGTTTTAGGTAAAGTCATGTGGTCTCCAGTTACACCTCTATAGCTTTTAACTACAGGAGGACCAGTATCAGAATCAAGAAATTGTATTTTACCTAAAGAGTATTTAGTACTTCCTTTTCTTCCTAAATACTCTCTCATCATTTTTGTGTTGCTGAATATATCTCCTGTTGGCTGGAACCTATATCCTAAATCAACATCACCAGGATTCTTACCAGAAACTAAACTATATAAGACACCTTGATTCATAGCACCTTGCAAATTATTAATAATGTTGTTTCTTCCTTTTAAGAATCCTTTGTTTAAGTTAAAAGGAAGAATATCTAATCCAGGATTACTTTTTTTTGTAAAACCAGCTTGTGATTTTATAACCTTAGCTAAAGTGGTATATCCATTTTTCCTAAGTGCATCAACTAAATTTTGTAAAGATGAAGCTTGCATACCAGCACCTACAAAAAATCCTTGTTTTACTTCAAATGAACTAACTGTAGTTACCATTTGTGTAAGTAAGTCTGTCATTCCAGCGGCACTCATTTTATCTAATTTTGGAAATGGAAAGTTAAAAGCAGCTGCTACATTTTTCATTTCATTTAAAATGTCAGGTCCTAATTCAAATGATGATAATACATCAAAATCAACAGCACCGCCAGCACCAATATCGTTATGCCACGAACGTAAAAATTCTGCATTTAATTTGTTTTGTAAATCTCTTTGTTTAAGGGTACTCATTCTTTGGTTTTCAGGGTCGTAAACAATATCTTGAACCTTTTCTCCTCTTTCATTTCTAGCAGTATTAAGATGCGTGTAACCTTCTTTTAAAGTTTCTCTATCTTCGTAATCTCTAGTTTGAGTACTGTTGCTACGCATAATTTTTCCAATAGAGTTGTATTCAGCTTGTTCCATAGCTCTTATTCTTCTTTCAGTAGATAGCTTTTCGTATTTATTTTTACCTTTAAAATAATCAAGAGATTCTGCATCTAAAATTGAATTAACTATATCTCCTTGAAATCCGGCTGCCCCACCAAAGTTTTGAGCGTCTGCTATTGACATAAGTTGATTAGCTCTAGTAGCGTTGATACCTACATTTAAATCTTGATTAAATTGAAGAGAAGTTACATCAAAAGTGTCACCTTTAGTTTTGACTGTCTTACTCCTTATTTTTTCAGCTTTACGCATAGGATTATCTCTAAATGGGTCAGGAGCTCCTTTAAAAGCTTCTGTAAATGTTAAAACTTGCCATTTCTGAAATACATTATTCTTACTTGGTAGTTGAGCTTGTCTTAGTATCTCAGCATCCATTTTTCTAGCATCAGCAGTTTGAACTACTTCCATCAAAGCTCCAGCTGAACCAAACTCTCTAATGTTTTTTAATAAGCCAGCTGACTCTCTACCTAATATAATATTTGTAGCTCTATCTACAGGAGTACCAGTTCTTAATGCTCTAGAAATTGCACCTTTAGTCTTACCAACATATTTTGCACCACCTAATAATTTCTGTCTTTTCAATACCTGACCACCAAGTAAATTTGTTGGTTGTTTTAAGTTTTTTACAACTGAACGAGCAGTGTTTGTATATTCACCAATTAGATATGGAACGCTTACTATTTGACCTAAATCTAAACCAAAAGAACCTAATGTAGTTAAGTTATAACCAACCGCATATACTCTTTCTCTAGGATTTAAATTTTTAAGGCTTTTAAATAAAGGTATTTTACCTGGCCCATATTTAGAACTTTTATCTGTGAGAGTTATTCCACCAGTTTTAAAAAACTGTCTTGTGGCGCTACCTAATCTGTAAGCCATTATTCAAATGCGTGTGCTGTTATTACCAGTCCTAGCGTTCTATTTGTTGGAGTAGTAGATTTCCTGACTCCATCTATTTCATAATATACGTCTGTGTTAACAGTATCTTGTAATCTATCGCTTGCTTTTACATCAACATCACTAGGTATTTGAATTATAAAGTTTGTTAATACTGTATTTCTACCAGCTCTGTTTTCTTGACTTCCTAAATTTTGTATGTGACATTTTACATTAGTACTTATTGTTGACCAGTCTGTACTCTCAAGTCCTCTTTCATCTATAGAAGTATCGCTAATTCTTTGGATGTTAACTTTATCAGTAAATAATCTTGTGCTTAATTTTCCAACCATAAGAACACTCTAACAGTTAGATTCTTAATTTATGGTATCAGTAATTTTGGTAGATATTGCTCTCTTGGCTCTTCTAGATTTAGATTTACATGTCTTACAAAAAGGAACTAACCCATCTCTATAGTTTTTATTTGCAGTAAATGATTTAAGTGATTTTTGCTTTTTACAAAGTAAACATATTTTTTTTGTAGATTTTTCTTTTCCCTCAGCACGTTCCCTATCAAGACTTTCACTTACGCAACTTTCACACCAAGGTAATCTACCGTCTATGTATTTTTGACTTTTTGTAAAATTATCAACACTTTTAATAGAGTTACATTTCTTGCACTCTTTATCATTAGGATTTAATTTATTTTTTTTAGCAATTTTTTGTGCGTTTAAAACTAAGCTTTCTATATCTTCTGACTTTCTAATCCAAGTCATAAAAGCTTCTCTTCCTATAGGAAACTCATCATAAAGTTCCATTTGGGTTAATGTGTATTCACCACTAGCTATCTTATTAGCTATTTGTTTAGCGACATCATAATTTATATCAAACTTTGAACCAACACCTGATTCAAGTTTAATTTGACGTACTCTTTCTATTGTTATTCCCCATTCATCAGCCCAGTAAGATAGTTTTTTGTTAGGGTATGATAAAAATAATTTTTTAGCTTCTTCTGGTGATGGTGCTTTTCTTGCAGGCATAATACCTACATTATAGTATTAAATAAAAAATGTTTTCTTATATTTACCTAACATTGCTAAATCTGCACCAGATAAAACAGATACAGAGTTCATAGCTAAGTTACCTACATAATTAATTTGATAGTCTCCTACAGATTCAGAGTCTGTAGCAATAAAGTTAGACACTTGATTAGCTGAAGGTTTTTGTGCAACAATTTCATCAGGTTCTTGTTGAGCAGATAAAACTAATGCAGATTCTAATAATCTAGCTGAAGCTCTAGCAGTTACCACTCTAAAGTTATTAGGTAGAGCAGGACCTACGCCACCTCCTGTGTTATATCCAGCTGTATATGTAACACTGACATTATCAGGATAAGCAAAAGACCAACGAGAACCTATTCTTCTTATTCTTCCGTTTGAATACCATAAGAAATCTTCTTGATTGCCGTAAGTAAGTGTTGTTCCGTCTTCTACTACTGAAGTAACAGAGTTTACAGGTCTTTCGTCTAAGAAATATTCTCTGGTCTGATTTCCTGAAAATGTATCAGTGTAAGTTCCATAATCTACTGTATAACCTACATATTCTCTAATAGCATCTTCGACTAAAGGAATTAATTCATTAGTTAGATGATTTTCTAAATCTGATGAAAAGTCTATAAGAGCAAATGCTTCTGCATCTGCAGCTGTACAGAAAGCCATAAGTTAGACCTCCTGAGTTACTTGTCTTCTACTTTAGCTTTGACGGCTTTATTTTCAGCAGGTTTTTGAGCTTTAACTTCAGCTTTTTCTTCAACCTTTTCAGCTTCTACTTTTTTAGCAGGAGCTGCTTTTTTAGGTTTATCAAGAGCACCTTGCTCTTTAAGCCATTCAGTTGGATACTCTTTACCAGCTTTAGCAATCAAATCAGCTTGAGATGATGGTAAATCTGCTGGAACACCTTTCCAAATTTTTCCGTCAGGTAATTTATAAACGTTGGTATCTAATATTGTATACATAATGCTATCCTAACCTATCTTCTAGTTTTTTTTGGTTTTTTACTTGTACTGCGTTTTTTTGGTTTGTTATAACCCATTATCGTCTTCTCCTAGGTCTACGAACTCGGCCACCACGCTTCATCTTTTTAGGACGAACCCGTCCACCCATCCTGTATGATTTTGGTCTGCCTCTAGGCATTACTCCTCTTCTTCCATGGCAACTTCCATAGTTGCTTTGATTTTAAATCTTTGTAAAATTTTTTCAGAATCTTCAAAAAACTTTTCGTCTCTTTCTATATATCCAAATGATGTTAAATTGGAATTCATTTTATTTCTCCTCTTATGGTTATAAGGGCGAATACAAATCCGCCCTTATAAACCGTCAGTACTATACGTTAGTAATAGTACAGAATGCTGTTGGGCGATAAATCGCAAAACCAAGACGCATAGTTAATCTAATTGCCAATTGGTTCTTTGCGAAGAAATCGCTATGGCTGTCGGAAACAGCTAGGTCAACGCCTTCTCTCATAATTACTTGAGCTGCGTCGCCACCGCCGAACTTACCTACAAGCATTGTGCCTTCAGCAATAACTGTTGAAGGAACTACCCTTAGACCCCAAATTCTTGGAGCAGCATCAGCACCGAATCCGCCAGCAACGACGAACAATGGGTTCTTAGAACCACTTGTGTCAACGTCAGTTACTGATGTAACGATTTGATACCAGTCTGATGGGTGCATTACAATTGCATCAGGTTCAACGAAAGCGTCTTTTCTGATTTCTGTAATTGCTTGATAAATTTGTCCAAGCTTTCCTAATTCTCCAGCGTATGGTAAAGCGTAATCAAATGTATTGATTCCGGATTTTTGTAATACACCAGTTAAATTAGGAGCTGTACCATTACCATTAATTAATTGGTTGTCCATATTCAACTTCATCATTGTTGATAAACGTGAGTTGACATATCCTTGGATACCAGCAACATCAGCTAACAATTCGTCAGTTACAGGCAAGAATGTAGCCATCTTTCTGATGGATTCTGTTCTTTCTGTAAATGCAAGTGCTGATTCTAATGAAGAGGAGATGTCTCCTGATTCTGCAATAGAACCTGCATTGTTAGTAAAAGTTGTCTCTTCTAAGTAAACATAAGCATTTTGTGATGTTTGAATTTGGTCAAACAATCCAATAACGCTATCTGGATTACGAAGAGCGGTCTCTAGGATTCCAGGAGCTCTTAGGCTCTCTGGTGGATAACCAGTGGTATTTAAAGTTGTTTTAAACTCTGCTTGAGAATCAACACCTTTAACTCCTTTTTCCACATATGCTTTGTATGCATCAGTGCTAGCAAATTGTTCCCCAATTGTTTGTGGACCTTTTTGCTCTGGCATAGCATTAGGAATAGAGTTAACTGGTGTGTTATCTTCTACTTCGAGAGCTTTCTCGTTTTTAGCTTTTGCTTCTTCGATTTTTAAATCATCAACAAGTCCAGCTAGTTCATCGTTGAGACCTTTGATTTTCTCTTTGGCCTCAGGAGTGTACTTGCCGTCTTCTTGTGAATCAAAAGCAGCTTTTAGCTCTTCACGAGATTTTGCAATTTGCTCTTTGAGCTCATTAACATTACTCACTGTATATATCTCCTATATATTGTCTTCTACTTCTAATTCAGCATCCAAAGACTCAGCAATATTTTGCTGTGCCTCTAACCATAAAGCTTCAGCCTCTTCATCAACGGAATCAGTGTTATCTTCAGCTTGGACTGGTTCAACCTCTGGGTTGGATTCAACCTCGACTTCTTCGACTACAGGTTCCTCTGTGTCGACGTCTTCAATTTCCTCAACTGATTGTTCTTCTTCTACGTCAACGCTATCCTCAACAACTACATCTTCAGTGTCACCTACATTATCGATAAATTGGTCTATTTCAACCCAAGCATCTTGTAGGTCATCCTGAACTGCACGTAGTGCTTCAGTGGCTTTTTCGCCTAATTTCCTTCCATCTTTGGCACGCAACATCGCTATGGCGGTAGCTCGTACCATCAAGTCGTTTAATGCAGCAAGCACATCTTTGACTTGTTCCGAGAAAGATTTAGAACCTTCCTCTGAAATCTCTTCTTTAACTTCTTCGACAGATTCTGATAATTCCTTCAAGTATTTTTCTGGATTATCAATCATATCTTGACAGTTAGAGCATTTGACATCATCTGTGTCATCACCAGCTTCATCTTCTGGTTCTTGTTCAAAGAATGTAGAGTTACCAAGAACACCTTTTTGGTCTTCTTCAACTCCTGTCAATTCTTCTAATAGTTCTGTGTTTGATTTAATCGCCATTGTGTATGTATCTTGATTAGCTCCAACAAGAACTGGTGAAACTTCATAAACTGTGAGGTCTTTAAGAAATCTAGCGTCTTTTTCATCGTCGCCAAACTGTCCCCTCTCTGAGTCATTCACTCTATAACCGAATGACCATTGTTGCATGTCACCCATGTTTTTAACTATTTTATAAGCCTCTTTGCCAGATTCAGTATCCATAAAGAACTCACCATTAAATGTGGCTTTATCGCCATCTGAAGTGATTTGTCCTTTGCCAATTGGCATATCCCATTTGTGAGCCCATACCATTGGAACGTCACCTGATTTGAAGCCTGATTTAATAGCACCAGGTACTACAACATCTCCATCGGAATCTAAATTGTTGAACACTGAAAATACAGC